CCGCCTTAAATTGGTGCAAGTCCAATACGAACCGCTAAATAGAAACCAATTTAACAAAGAAAGGACACATTATGAGAATTGCTGACTTAGTAATCAATTGCTTAAAGGAAACATTCCGCAACGACGATGTAAACATCACTGTCGCTGCTCTTCGTGATGGTTCTTTAGCCAAAAACCCAGAATATGCAACTGAAATAAACAATGTTTTCCTTTCTATCAATAAAGCAGTATCTCGTCTTATTACCGCCAAAAAGGTGGAATTAAAGCACGATGTTTTAACTGCTAATGAATCACAAGAAATATATGATATCTCTTCACTTAAAGATTTAAGAAAAATCCGCAGTGTTTACATTCTTCAAAGTGGTAGACCTTACTGGATTGGATGGAGTGTCGTTGGACAAAATATGCTCTATTTAGGCTATGGTCTTAAAGATACTATCCATATCGCTTACGAAAGAAAGATTCCAAATTTCACTGAAATTGACATCGAAAGCGAAGATGATATCGAATCTAAATATGGATTAACTGATGAACTTTGCAACTACATTAACTACTTTGTTAAGAGCGAACTCTTTGAAGCTGTTGATCCAGATAGATGCAAACGTTATCTCAATTACTTTGAACAATTCGTGGCGGAAGTTGATACAAGGGAGTCCATCCCATATCAAACAAGCACTCAAGCAAGATACAAAATTTAAGGTAAGTGATTATGAGTACAAAAGATAAATTCAACCTTAATTTAAGAAACGATCAGTATGCAACAAGAAGATTGTTTACTACTGAATCTTTTGCTGGTGTTGACTTCCAAGAAGCAGAAACCAATCTTGCTAAAAATAATGCAAGAGATGCTTTGAACATAATCTTCAAAAATGGTATTGATCAAACACGTGATGCTTGGGAACAAGTAGCAAAAGCAGATGGAAGAGTGAATTCTATCATTAAATTCAAAGCGGAAGATGGATATGAACACGTAGTTGCTCATATTGGCAAATTCCTTTATGAAATTTTTAGATTTGGTAGAGAGTACTCTTTTCTAGATGCAATCTTTACCAAAATCTCAAACTACGAACTTGAAGATTATAAGTCCTTAATGAGAGTAAGCGGCAAACGTTTATACATCTTAGGTGGCAACAAATACTTAATGTTAAGAATTGCTCCAGGTTATGAGCTTTGTGAAGTGGAAGATAGTCAATATACCTATATTCCTACCACTACCATTGGTATTACATACAAGGATTCACCAGTCAACGCTATCAGTGCATATGATGATGTGAACTTAATGACTCAATGGAGAAAGAATAAACTCGTTTCTGGAACATATATTGATAATGGTATTGATGTCCGTTCTACTCGTTTCTGGGAATGGGATTTCGACACATCAGTTAAACCTAAAACAAAGGCTGATTTGAACAATCTTGAAATTGTTATCAGTTCTTTGAGAAAGGTGGATGCGTAATATGGCAGCAAGTACTGGTGTTGTAAATAATCCTTTAGTTCCTGTTGGTACCATTAAAAATGGTTCATATTTTAAGATTAAATTAACTGGTATTAACTCAAATGAATATACAGTTTGCGGAATAGGCAGTGAAGCAATTACACCAAGTGGCGGAAAGTATCGTTTTGATGGTTTTGGCTCCGTTATCACCTTAAACAACTTTTCAAGAACTGTATGGATTTCAAAAATATTTATTTATTTAGACTCTACATTAGTTAGAACTATTGACTGTTATGGTGGTCACATTTTCAACGTTAAATACAGCTGGTTAAATTCATCTTTATTAAATGAATGGGTTATACCAACATACGAAAAGAAACATTGTGATGGCAACCCATATTATTACACCAATACTGAATCATCAATTTGGGGTCAATTATACGAATCAGGATATAAGAGAATTTATGTTAAAGTCCGATATAGAACAGACTCAGATTCTCCTTCAGACAGTGATCCTACCGAAACATTTGAAGTCGGATATATTTACGTCCATGATTTGGTACTAAACAGCATTAGATTAAACGTTTCAAACGTTACTAGCAAGTTTTATAAAAATAGTTCATTTAATTTCAATAATCTAGGTGTTGCATCAATTTACCACTACCACTCTGATGTTGGCGGTGGTTATGCGTGTGAATTACCTGTTTCTAATGGATACTCAGTAAGTTCTCCAGATATGAGTACTGCTGGTGATAAAACAATCACAATAAGTTATGGTGGAAAAACAGCATCATATGGCATTACAGTTGTTGGTGTTTCTTCCGTTTCGGAGAATTCAGCATCGAAGTTTAGATACTTAATCGATGTATCTAACCCTACACCAACAACCTTAACAATTAACTATACTGATGGTACATCAAGGCAAATTACTTCTAATATAGCTTCTGATTTCGCTTGGACAAGTGGAGATTTATCCGCTGTCGGAACAAGAACATTAGCATATAAAATTTATGATTCCAATACAGGTGAATGGATTACAAATTCATCTACCAAATATGTTAGAGATGTTGTATCTTTATCCATTAAAACAAATCCAACGAAGCTTGTTTATCAAACAAACGAATCACATTCCAATAATGGTTTAGTTGTTACTGCTAATTATGGCGATGCAGGAACATTTGATATTTCAAAAACATCTTCTCCAGTCAACTGGACTCAAGGTGATATTTCAATAAGCACTCCAAACATGACAACAGTTGGTAATAAGACTGTTACTTTCTCATATCGCGGACAATCTACCTCGTATGGAATTACTGTACATGGTCTTACAAGTGTTCGTTTATATGTGCCAGAAAGTCTTAATAAGCACTTACGTGGCGATTTAGTCACATCTTTAACTGATGGATTAAGAGTTTTCTATACTTGCTCAGATCAAGCGGAAACTGAATTATCGTTATCATCCACTAAAGTGTCTATTGATACATCAGGTGTAAACGTTGGTGTTAATGGTACATATAACGTTAGAGTTACAGTCACACATCAAGGCAACAGCATCACTGAAACATATCCTGTGCAAGTTTATTCTCTTGAATCATTAGCAGTTAGTGGTTATAAGAGTGAATTTGTACACACAGGAACCGCTCCAACATTTTCTGTTGGCGGTTTAGTCGTTAAAGCTCATTTTTCCGATGGTTCCGAAAGAGAACTCGCATCAAATGAATATACTGTTTCTGCTCCTGACAACATGAACGTTGGCAGTCACACAGTCACAGTTACATCCACCGTTGGTGCTACTCAATCAGTCACATACACAATTCAAGTTGTTGAAGACTATCCAGATGCTATCGTTAGTGTTGATTTAAGCGGTTGGAACGCAGTTCACTCTCAAGGCGATACATTCTCTAAACAAGGAATTATTGTCAAAGCACACATGCACTCTGGTGTTGCTGAAAAAGAAGTTGACTTTGATACATCTTTAGATGGTCAAGTATTCGGTACTGATATTACAAGTGCCACTACTAACTTCTCTATCTATGTCGATACAAACGACCCAGAGAATCCTTTAGAAGTTGAATACAATTCAAATAAAATTCTCAATAGCGGAACACTTACCGCTAAATACGATAAATTAAATTCAATTAGTGTTAATGCTGGTAGTTCAACTGGTTTATTACGTTGGACTAGAGCAGGTGAAGAATTCACTGATTGGATTAACGATAATAACCACATCACTGTCACCGCATCATATGAATATGGTGGCAATAAAACAATCGCTCGTGGTCTTTATACATTGTCTAAACAACCTGGTGAAGTTTGGACTAAAGATGATATGGGCGATAATACCATCACGGTTTCATATAAGGGTAAAACAGCCACATATACCGTTAGAATATCAATCTTAAATGGTATCTCTATTACAAGTTCAAGAAGCCCAAACAAATTCAATAGAAATGAAGATTTAGACTTGACTGAACTTACTATAAGACGTTTCTACACACATGATGGAGAAAATGATGAACCCGGTTCAATGGTATTAGATGATATCTCCAAAGTCACCATCACTGGTCATTTAGGAATGACTCCAGACAATGATGATGGTAAGACACACAATGTCAACTTCACATACACTGAAGCTGGTGTCACCAAAACAAATTATTTGCAAGTTGCGGTTAAGGCACTTTCAAGTGTCACTTTAAGCGTCAATAAACTCGCTGTTAACTATGGTGAAAACTTTAGTTTAGTCGGACAAACATTAGCAGTCACATTTAATGATGAAGATGCTTATTCCTTAACTATCAATAGCGGCAATACAGTCACTATCAATAGCGTTGTCTATCCACTTGCAATTAGTCTTGATTCTCCAATTATCAGAAACAAGATTGAAGGCGTCACAGTTGGTATGTCCTTTGGCGGTGAAACAAAATACGCTACATTGACAATTCATTGTATATATTTAGATTCAATTGATTTAGATGCGTCTTATTACACTGGTCAAACACTCTTCGCTGGTGAAGCCATTGATTTAAGCAAATTCTCAGTCACAAAGACAATTGCTTCTACTGATACAGAAGATTCCAATTATCCAGTCGAAACCGATATTACTGATGATGTCCAATTCTCTATTAGTGATGGACAAATCTTAATGGTTGGTAATAACACAATTGGTGTCTCTTATACTCAAGGTGTTGGTAATACTCAACAAAGCAAGTCTGATAGTGTTACATTAACCGCAAATCAAATTGCCTTACAATCTATCAACACTACTGGAACAGATATAGATGATCTCACCGCTATGCTTTCATACGTTGAAGGTCAAAACTTATCTCTTGCCGATTTGGTGGTTAATGCCGTGTTTAATAAAACAGCCTCAAATAGAGAATTAGATTTAACTGAATGTAAGGTTTATATAAATACTACTGAAGTATATTACACTCAAGCAGTGTCTTTAGATGACAATGGTAAGAGTTTAATTGTTGCTTATACCTATGATGGCGTTACAAAGACTGTCACAGTTGGAACACTTACAGTTATTGCTAAAGTCTTATCAAGCATTGCTATTAGAGCTTCATCCACACATAAAGTTAACTATTTAGTTGGTGATAAATTCTCCACTGCTGGATTATTCATTGAAGCCACATATAACGATGGTTATGAAGAAGTTATTTCCAGTGGATTCACTACTGACTTTGACGCTTATAAATCAAATGCCTTTACTGGCAGTGATATTGGCGATGAACAAGAAGTCACTGTTTCTCTCACTGTTGCTGGTGTCACATGCACCACCACATATGAAATCAATGTTGGTAAACCAGCTTTACAATCCTTAAGATTCGATACTTCCTTAATCAACTTAAATGTCACTAATGGAAGTACATTCTCGCTTACTGGATTAAAGGTCTATGGTATCTTCGAAAACGGATATGAAGAGCAATTAACATATACTGCTCCAGATATCGCAACAGAATTAAGTTACAACGGAGACAATGAAGTCGATTTCCCATCCACTAACTTAGGTGTTAAAGAAGTCACAATCAGTTGTTCTAACCCTTACGATAATACGCAATTAGCAGTTACTAAAGCATTAGAGGTCACAGTTACTCCTAACTTAGAACTTGTTGATATCAAACTCGAATTCGATATGGAACAAGACCCATATAATTACAGAGTTGGTGACACATTTAATGGCAAAGGTTTAATTGTTAAAGCATTATTCAAAGATACTGACTGGATGGCGGTCACTGGTTATGAAACAAGCAATCCTACACTTGGATCATTGCTCCGCTCTGGTGGAAGATTAACCGTTAAAGTCATCTATACATCTCAAGGTGTTGTTAAATCTCAAGAATACACTATCGTAGTCGCAATGCCTTATGACAGCGGTATCGTTGAAGAAAATACATATAAGGTTGCATTCAATGTTGCAAGTGTCATACACGAAGAAGCCACTATTGAATTCTCAGACACTACACAACTTCCATTATTCCACGCTAACCAAGTCGCAGTTGATAATAACCAAGAACACGATACATACGGCTTAAACATCTACACAGGTGCTGATGCTAATAACGATTGTGTCGGATATCTCAAACTTGGTGCGACAAGTGAAGTGGATGGCTCAGTCATTGAAAACGGCAAATTAGTGTTATTCGATGACCCAGTAAATCCAATTGATGGAGATGGCAATATCATTGCAAAATTCCCACATTATGTCTCTGGATACGCGGATAGAATCAATAAATGTCATTTCGGAATTATCTATAACAAGAGATTGTTCGTAAGTGGCAACCCAGATTATCCAAATATCGACTGGCACTCATCACAAGTCAATTCATCACAAGTTGAAAACTACGACACTGATGAAGATAGAGACCTAACATACTTCTCTGACTTAGACTACTGCAAATATGGTAGTGAGAACTCAGCAGTTAAAGGTTATGACATCTATCGTGATGGTACACTTCTAGTCTTCAAGGGCAAATCTCAACACGAAGCCACCATCTATACAAGAACTAAACAATT